AGTCAACCAACCCATCAAAACGGTGCTTCGTCAGAAGACACTGCCGGATGGGAAACTGGCAGAGGTGCGTCCACAACACCACCAGCAACTCGCTTGACAACATTGCTGTCGCCATACTCTGCGTCCTTGCGGATGTCTACAGTAACAGCAACGATGCTGTTAGTCCCAGCAAGCTCAGATGGGTCCGCGATCTTGCCTTGAATGCCAACAGCATTAGCAAGACGCTTGATCCCCTCAAGCCCGATCTTCACAACCTTCGGGTTGTTGTGAACAACCATCAGTGAATCCCAGATCTTAGAATTCGTGTGGTCGCCTTCAAGGACTTGGTAAGTCACCTTGACACGCTGACCTCCTGCCTTGGTTTCAACCAAACTGCACTCTTCTACAATGCAGTTGTAGGTTCCCTTTGGCAGTGGACCGATTGGGCGATCCTCGACCTGAATTTGATCGAGATCAATTTGAAACGACATTCTTCTCTCTCCGTATTAAGAAACATTTGTGACTGCGGAAATGTACGCTTCCGCATCCGAAAGATCAAACTTTTCGGGTAAGCTTGGAACCCTGTTTTTTGCCTGGTAGGCAGGCTTGCCCACTGTGTGGAATACGCGACGACCTTTGTCAATTCCAACATTCCTAGTGCGACCAAACGATTCCTCTTTCTGAGAAACCGCCATCTCTGGTTCTGCAAACAGCACCTCGTCGCACCACTCTGAAACTAGTGCTCGACAATGCTTGGAAAGGTTAACGGCCATTTGATCCCAACTCATTCCATTGGGATGTTCAACTTTGACCTGTGTCGCGTGACCAATAAGCAAAACATGCTTCCCTGCATCTCTTGCCTTATCGCATGCTTTCAGGATCGCACCCATGCGTCTGGCAGTTTCGAGATTCCCCTTGCCAAAGTCCATCTTAAAACCTTCCTCTGCAAGTTCGTTCCAGATTAGATTTTCAAGCCAGTCTACTGAGTCAATAATAATAGTCTCAAACTGACTGCTGACGCACTCCATGACCGCAGAGTAAACATCCCTAGATCCAGTCAGCCTCTGCGTTGCTGTAACGTCAACGTGGGCAAATCCGTCCTCGGTTGGAAGCAGGACTGCGTTCGGCCATTTGGCAGCAAACGTAGTCTTCCCCACTCCTTGAGCACCATAAATTAGCGTCCTTCTTGGAACGCTTTGAATTCCAGTGGTTACGCTATCTAAAAATCCCACTACTTTTCTCCCATAACAAATTCTGTAATTACTTCTATTGCTTCATCAACTTCCCACGCGACATCAACGATGTCCTTCGCCATTGCCTTGACTTCTCTGGCAACAACAGTGTCTCCTGCAAAGTTATAACGCTGTTGTATAACCCCCCAGACACTCCTGACGCATGCGTCACCTAGAGCATCGATTAGGTCTAGCAATGCTTCTGCTTGCGGTCCTCGATTAAACCTCTCAGCCGCTTCAAGCCTTTCCCTTGCTTGGAAAGCTTTTAGTCTGAGCCACTTTAAGTGTTCAGCATCTGCCTCACTAAACATCGTATTTCCTGTATTCTCGGTTAACCCCTCGATAAGATATCGCTCTTCTTTCTAGCTCACGCAAGTCCATTACAAATGGGTCTGTGCCTTTAGCTTCTTGTCGCGTTAGGCAGTGACCACATTTGCACATGATCATGCACTCTGCGTCAACATCGACCTCGATACACTCTTCTCCTTCAATGACAAGTCTGGTCACCCACGCATCAATTGTGACAAATTTCTTATCAACTTCCATTCCAAGTATTTTCGCACCAGCATAAGTTGGCTCTTCTCGGAAGTGGTGGAAAGAGTTCCTTAGTCTTCTGCCAAGGTAGCGATGCATCTTGAGGTGCTTTTCTTCATCGACGAAGTCTTTAAAGCCATCAACAAACTTGAAGGCATCACTGAAACCTATATCATAAGTTTCTCGGGTGTAGACATTGCAACCGACCTTAAAAGGTGGGCAAATTTGCTGGTTTTCAACTTTCATGCGACAATCCATTTTGCGCAAAGGAAAAACAATGTTTGAGCAACGCATCCTTACAATCAGCATAGATGCTGAACTGAAAAACCAAAATAGCGGGCAAACGAGGCACTGGTCAACAGCACATCGCGAAAAAAAGACAATGACCACTGCTTTGCTAGATGGAAGAATTCTATATCCAGGTGATGGAAATCTCAAGTTTGGCGTGTTTTGCAAGGAAATAATGCCGCATCCGTTCGACGCTAGAGTTGACGTTAGCGTCAAAAGGATACTAGGCAAAAAACAGAGGTTGTTCGACCCTGACTCAATTTTACGCGGCAATTGCAAGCAACTTGTCGATGCCGTTGTTGACTCTGGGATCTTAGCAGATGACTCATCTAAGCATATTGGGAGAGTGCTTGGAATGCAGGACGCTAGTCAGCGTGATCGCGGTCCTGCGATTGAAATTACCTTTTGGGAATCTCCTGATGAGCAGAGTACTAGTTGTTCCTGACTTGCATTCTCCAGCTATTCATCCGCTTGCATTTGACTTTGTCAGAAGGATTGAAGACGACTGGCAAACAGAACGCACTGTCTTCTTGGGTGACATTTTTGACTTACATGCATGTTCTTATCATGCAAAGGAACTTGGCACCCCTAGAGCACTTGCGGAGGTTGAAGAAGCTCACGAGCAGATGCAACCGTTTTATGAACACTTTTCAACTGGCAGGGTAGACTTTTTAGTTGGCAACCATGACGCACTGATTTGTCGCAAGGCAGTTGATGCTGAGATCCCTGAAGAGTGGATTAGGCCAATCAAAGACATATTCGGAATGCCCAAGAATTGGCGAGTCACCGAAAGATACGGAACAGTGCTCTGCGATGGGGTTGCCTATCGTCACGGTGATGCGGGAGCAGGGGGCCAGACGCCTGCCATAGCACAGGCAAAGCAAGCAATGCGTTCAACGGTGATTGGACACTTTCACGCTGCGTTTGGAGTCCACTGGTACGCCTGTGACGCGATGCGGGTCTTTGGGTGCAGTGCAGGTTCCCTTTGCGATCCTAGTCACTTGCAGCAACGGTACGGGAAACGATACGCAAAGCGTCCAATACTTGGCATGGCAGTCGTCATCGATGGGACGCATTGCTTTTGTGAGGTGATGCCTGTAAAAAATAGGGGAGTTCGATGAAAGACGGCGCAATGATTTTTGATGGATGCGATAATGCCATTGTCGGCACCAACATTGACGGGACGCTCGTTTACGACTATGAACTGCTGATCGAAGTTTTTATTGACGAGCAAGACATGTCGCTTGATGAAGCAAGGGACTGGGTCAACTTTAACGTAATCGGGTTGCTTGGAAATGACGGTTCTCCATCCATTAGAATGCCAGAAAGTCTATAGCGTAGGCAGTTTGTTTTCTGGTATCGGTGGACTCGAATTGGGTCTGTCTTGGACGAAGCGTTTCGCACCGGCCTTTTTCGTGGAGAAGGATGAATATGCGCGTAAGGTACTTAGAAAGCACCACCCTGTCACGCCAATTGAGAAAGATGTTGTCAGGTTTCCCTACCGTCCGATTAAAGACTGGGAATGTGACATCCTCGCAGCGGGATTCCCTTGCCAAGACATCTCCACAAGCGGGCCTAAAACAGGACTGTCAGGAAAAAAGTCAAGCCTGTTCTTTGAGGTCATTCGCGTGGCTAGATTGCTCAGACCCAGAGGCATATTGCTGGAGAACGTGGCAACAATGCTTGATCGAGGAATGGACGAGGTACTCTGGTCGCTTTCCGAAATCGGGTACGATGTTGAATGGCACATTATATCATGCGAATCCGTTGGTGGATCTCACAAGCGACCCAGAGTGTTTGTCATGGCCTACCCCAGCGGCGCACGAAGCAAGGCTGGGATATCAGAAGAGACATCGCGGAGCAAAGGGCATACAGGAATCCCTTACCACTGTCGTAATCAATCGTCTGGGTGGACGGGAAGCAGTCACTGGGCAACTGAACCCGATGTGGGTCAGTTGGTTGATGGGTTTCGAGACAGGGCATGTCAACTTAGATGCCTCGGAAACGCAGTAGTGCCTCAGTGCGCTGAGATTATTGGTTATCGGTTTGCTCAGATACTTGACTCTCTGCATTAGCAATTGCTTTATCAACCAACGCTGCGGCCCCAACCTTAAGTGCTGACCTTGGGAGCATCCTTAAAGGCGAGGGAAGCATGTTTTTCTGCTGGACAAGCCTCTGAACAATCACCAATTTGTTTGCCTTGCACCATTCGATGCCATTGTCATCCATCTTGCGTTTCCAGTTGTTGCAACCACAACCTCTGGTTTGCCTGACAACCCAGTCTGGTATTAGCTTCCCTAGTTCTGTCCCTACTCCACTCATTACGGCCCCTCCCCACTTGGCTCACCACCTGACTCACCACCTGACTCACCACCTGACTCACCGCCTGACTCACCACCTGACTCACCACCTGACTCACCGCCTGACTCACCACCTGACTCACCGCCTGACTCACCGCTTCCAGGTTCGCACTGACAGGCCACGGTCTGGATTTGCTTCTCGTCCCATTGTCCAGTTGCCGCTGCATCAGGATTGACTGGTACGATCCCTGCGCTGCCATAGTCTTGCTGACAATCACCCGCTGGACCTCCACAAAGGACACTGGGAAGGTTGACGCCTGCAAAGACATTAACGGACCAAGTCACGCTAACCTGATACGTCGAGAATGGACAAGATGCCGTACTCGGCTCAACACACATTGTTCCGCTCACGACCAAAGAGTTGGTTGGACCATCAGAGTTAAGTTGAACCGTAAAGCTAGCACAGCAACCAGTTGTGCTGCCTAACTGAAAATTGCTCATGCCACCACCCCATTGATTGTTGTTGTCGGCTGGGTCGGGTACGTTCTGCCAAGTAAGGTTAAACCCGCTAAACTCAAACTGATCAGAGCATTCGGCGCAATCGGAGCACTCAGGACATTCTTCACCCTCCAAGAAAACGCCACCCAACTCCGCACACTCCGACTGAGTGACTCCAGGCATTGGCCCATCATCAGTGCAGCAGCATCCACAAGGTTCGCAACACACTTCGGCTTGAATTGGTTCATCAGCGGCATAACTGCAGACATTAACAGTTGCGCGAGTGACGGAAAGAAAGTCTTCATTGCACCCTTCAGAATCTTGCGGTCTGCTAACTGATGTTACGACTTGAAGTGGCATCAGCGGTGGGTAAATCGTGTTGTCCTGTGTAATTGCTGGACAACTTTCATTGTCACCAAGGACTCTTATGTGCTTTCTTGTTTTGTATTGAAGTCCGCAGTCGGCAACGTAAGTCATTAGCTGATCTGCTGATCCATCTTTCTTGCCGACCACTTCGTACTTAACAGCCTTTCCGTACATTGCAGATTCGGTTGAAAACACATAGTAGTTCTGATCATTTGGGTCCCAAAAGGCAAATCCTTTAGATCCGTTTTTTAAACAATCAATAGGCAAGCAGGGATGCGTTTGAATGTGATCGTTAATCCCCTGCGCTGGATTATCGGGGTCGTCAAAGTACGTTTCTGGATTTTCGCCTTCAAAGTTTTCCGATGAATGAAGCCAATTTCCCGTTGATTCTTGGTAAGTTGCGCAGACCCATCTGGCTATTGGGTTTTGAACGTCAACTATATGCCACTCGCCTGTCCGAGTCCCAAGTCCACTTATATACGGAACACATCGATTGTCAGCGTTTTCCAACCTAGATGGGTAAGAAACTCTTTCAATTATGGCCCAACCTTGACGTGCAGAAAACCTGTGCGGGTTGAGTGCATTGATTCTGTATTCCGCTGCCCCACCCTCGGGGTCGGGAGTGACCTGAAGTTCTTCAGGGAAGTCCACATAAGGCCACTCGCTGGCAAACGAACTGTCTGGGAAAACCCGCAAGCTTTTAACCTCAGTGTCGTCTTCCCCTCTCGGCATTGCATCGTAATCGTCAATGGAAACTCTCATCCGGTTTACAGACTGAGTGCATTGCTCGACCTCCCACCTTGGATAGCACTGACTGCCTGTGTTGCAATCGTTTTCGCAATCAAAGTATTCGTCTAGGATTCCGTATGTCATCACGGCATACCCAACGCTACCCCCAGCATGCAGCATTTGGTACATGTCTGGGTTCTGGCCTTGCAGGGCGGTGAAGTTATCAGCACCAACCGCATGGGCAAAAAGTTTTCTTGGGTCATGAACAAAAATCTGTTCGTTGTACTCAAGCCCCTCGTTTCCAAACTGATCTAAGACGTATGCGATAGCGCGTCCAGTGTCATTAAAACTGGTTTTAAGCCGAAACCTAACTCGTTGCGATTGAGGTGCATCTACTACAAAAAGAACACCTCCGAATACTGCGCAAAACGAAATTGTATTTTTAGGAATTGGGCGAGGAAACGTGTTGTAGACGTAGTATTCAGCATCACCGTAGCTATTTCCATCCGCTGCCCCTGCGCCGGTCTGTATAACTTCAACATCCACAAGCTGAAAATCTTCTGGCAGTCCTTGCCTACTTCTTGGATACGGCTTGTAAATCTTGCAGCGTTCAGGCGAAACCGCCGCCTGCATCCTAACCTGATTACCATCATCAATTTCTGGAACCGCAGCGGGGATCTCCTCTGGGGAAATGAATGCATACAGTTCCATATCGGTGGCAACCTGCCTGCCTTGATTAAACTCACCAAGACCATGCTGCAACACATCTTCGGTTGGGTAACCGGAGATCAAGTCTTTTTTTGCAAAGTCGCCGAGTTGCCTCGTAACGTCTTTGCGCGAAAATCCGTAGAGTGTCATTTACGCTATCTCAAAAAAGTAAAGGTGATCTGTGGCTGAACTCTTAGCAAATCATAAGGTGGTACTCCGTTTTGAACATCTTGTATAAAGGGCAAGCCTCCTCTCGGACTTGGAGTATCGGACCTAAGATAAAGCTGCTGATGTCCCCATGTGCCAAAGTTCGATGAAGGCTTAAGCTCACCTGATACGTTGAGATATCGAGTGTCTGCCCTAACCCTTGGCTGATCCCAACCTGGATTAAGCTCAACAATGACGGAGGAATTGTTAAGTGATTTAAGGGTCCAGTCCCTAACATGTATTGTGTAGGTCACCCTCTGACAACCAGTCTGAGTTACAACTCCACTTATCAGCAAAGGAACCGTAGTGTCTTCATAAGCAATGTCAGTAATCATTGCATGTCTAGGGGCTATTTGATTAAAACCACTTGCTTGCGGGACAGTGCTGTCAACGTACCAAATTTCTTCGTTTAATCGGTAAATTCTTTGAAATAGACTCTCGGCATCAAAACCTATCTCGTACTGAGAGAACGTAATAACCTGATCTGGCACAACCTTAACTGGAGGATTGCTGTAAAGAGATCCTGTAGGCAACACACATGGACTCGGGTCACTGCCAGCAGCAACAGTTGTTTCATCTTCTGTCCAAGCAGTGACCTCACGCTGCTGTGCTGCGTATGTGATAATTGGGTCAATGCCTTCAATTGCATCTTCAGCGGTCGGTCCTGCCGGTAAAGCACTACCCGCATCTTGCCCCGTAGTATCAGTGAACGTGCAACTAACAGAAAACTCAAGACCGTTTGATGAGTTCCTGTTTACTCCAACCGAAGTGCATCGCCACCAGTAGTAAACATCTCCCTCAGGAGTCTGGTAGACGGTGTCTCCCGCCTTTGGAAGCGTGTTATTGAAGTTAGCACCAGTGGTTGGTGCAGGAGCGTTACGCACCATATCCTCGTCCACCGAAGAAGGCCCAAAACCAACAATGGGTGCTGGGTCTTCGCTGTCAAATGCATGAACCCTGTATGTCACCTGAATGGACTTACTGACAACCTCCTGCCCGTTCTTCTGAACAAGTGAGTAGGTTGCGTTGCCTGTTTTCTTGCGGCAAATTTCGTATTCGATAGTCATTAGTTAACAGCCTGTGGTAAAGACCTTCTTACTTCTTCTGTGTTTAGCTTTGCTTCTCGCCGCATTTCCTCTAGTTGCTGGTTAAGCGTATCTAACTGCATTTCCCTTTTCTTGTTTGCTGCGTCTTGAGCCTTAAAAGCTAAGTTCTCGGCAACCCGTTGCTGAACAAACCTGTAGTCGGCTCCGGCTGATGTAAAATCAACGCTAGGACCGCCCATTTTCTTTAGAGCATCCGCAGCGTCTTTTTCTTTCTTAAACCTATCTTCGATTTGTTTCTTTCTTTCATTGCCTTCCTCGTCGATCAACTTCATCCTGTGCTCATGCATCTTGTCTAGATCTTTCTGCGGATCTTCGACCATCCTTCTTTTCTTTTCTGCTTCTTCATGCATCTTCTCAAGTTCGTCGATCTGCATGATTGCTTTCTCAAAGTCTTCTTTTGTCATCCGCATTCGCATGCGTTCTTTGCTAACTTCTCGACGCATTCGCTCAAATTGTGAAACGCGATTGAACTGATCTTCCAGTTCTTGAATTATCTTTTTTTGCTCGGAGGTTTGTTTTGCAACATCGTCCATTGCTTTTTTGTTTGCTGCGGTGGTTCTGCCGTTTATTTTGGCCGCTTTCTCTTGCGACTTTTCGATTTCCTTTCTCTGCTTTTCCCTATGTTCGTTCATCTCCTTGAAAGTCATTGGCTTGCCAAACCTATTCTCTTGCCCCAGTTGACCAAAATCAAATGTAAGAATGTTTTTCAAGTCTTGTATTTTTTGAACAAAATTATTACCCATCCTGTCACCTATCTGGCCTAGCCTGTCAAATCCCATCTCATATCCTTCTAAGGACATGTTTACCCACTCAAGCATTGTCGCCCCAAGCCTCTCAATGGGAGCACCAGGAGTTGTGGACAACTCAAACAGTATTCCTTTAAGTTTTGACCACTGCCCCCCAATGGTGTCCATTGCCTTGGTCAACCTTTCGCTGTACTGTTCCGCGCTAGCAGCAAGAGCCTTGGAAACCATCTCGGCACTAATCGCACCGTCTTCCATTTTCTTTCGCAGACTGTCGTAGCTTTCGCCAGTCATCTCAACCATTTTTCGCAGAGGATTAAATCCTTGGTTGGTGAACTGCCTAAGTTCCTGACCCTGCAACTTCCCTGCGGCAGTCACATCTGCGAACGCCTTTGTCAAGAGGCGTAACCTTTCAACATCGCCCCCTGCAATAGTACCAAGTGCCTTAAGATCTTCTACGACGAACTTTGATTCTCTACCGAATGACATTAACTGTCTTGCGCCTTCCGCAAGCTGAGTTGTCGTTAGCGGAGTTTCTCTAGCAAGTTTCTGGAACCTCCTTATTAACCCTGCTGCGGCCTCGTCACTGTTGCCCATAAGAACAGACAAATCGATAGTGGTCTTACGCAATTGCATTGCATTTTCAGTTGCTTTCTTAAGAGCAAGTGCAAGCCCAGCAAAGCCAGCCACAATGGGAACCATCTTTGCCCCAAGCATCGCTGCACCTCTGACCGCACCGATCATTGGACCGCTAGCACCCATTGCACCCGCAATGTTCCCGAATACACCTGCTTGCATTCCAGGTGACATTCCCCCAACCATTCCACCGAACTTCCCAGAAAACCTTTTGGCATCCATTACCCGTTGCTGGAATATGTTTTTGTTCGCTTTTTTGATTTCATGGGCGCGCTGCAACACCTTTTGGTGCTCCTCCTTGCTGCGATTCCTGCGCTTTACAAAAGCATCTTCTTGGAACTTGTTTTTCTCTGCCTCAATTTTCTTCTCAAGATCTGCCTCCCTGTTGATCTTTTTCTGTAAAGCAAGCTCCTCCTCTTTAAGCTTTATATTCGTTTTCTCAAATTTGTTATGGGCAACCTTCTTGAATCCTGCCTTATCAAGATCCTTGTTCAGTTCTTTAAGGATCGTAAGACCCTGTTCCTGAGTGATGCTGCCATCTGCGCGAAGCTTTTGTAGGTTCTTAATCCCTGCCTGATATCTATCAACATCAGTGGTCGCACCCCTCATGGCATCTCTAAAGGTCTTAAGAGCAGACCTAGAGTCCATTGCACCTTTCTTAAGCGAAGATGCATTAAGGATGACATCGTAACGTAGAGCACCGACTCGTTCAGCAGTCATCGCACCATTCCTAGCAGTTGATCTCGGGCAGATTCCATATCAAGTTCTTCCCCCGAAGTGGCAGACTCTTCCATTTTCTGGACCGCCAAGTGATACGCGATCCAACTATCAACGACTGCTGGATCTACGTTGTTCATCCAAGTGACCGGATCATCAATACTGAGGTCAGAGCATATCTTGAAGACCCACTGAAGTCGGTGGTTCTTCTGGAACTCTGTCTCTAGCTTTGCGATCCGGCTTCCTCGTTTTTTTCCTTGCTGTCCACCCACTCTTGAATTGCAGAATGCAATGCATCGAGTTTCATGGAATCGAGGCTAGAAACAGCCTCGGTGTCAGCATCAGAGAAAACCATTTTCCCGTCTTTGTCGCAAACACAATCGATGATCGTGTAAACGCGATGACGCTCACGGTAAGAGTCTTTTGCGTTGCCCTTAGCATCGAACATCTGTGCTGCCCTACGGCAACGCTTCAGTTCGCTAGGAAGCTTGACATAAACATCTTCACCGAAAAACTTTTGAGCAAGCTTTTGAGGCTTGTCAATCGCCGCCTTCTCCAGCAACTTCTTCTTCGTCAAACTCATAGAATTCTTCTCCCGTAGAAGGTTTGTTCAAAATCTCATCTGGAACGTCTGGTGGTTCAGAGTAGCCCCTTGTCTTGCTTTGCATCACAGTCGCAACCTCTTCAGAAATCTGTTCTTTCTCAAGTGGTCCAATATCAGTTCTGATAAAGCAAATATGACCTGGAGATGACCAGTCCACGAAACCTACAGACTTGCCATCAACAATTACCCAGTACCTGTCGAGAGACTCTTTCTTGCGTGTTCCAAGATTGACTCCTTCGACAGGTTGAAGTTTTACATCCATTTATTTTCTCCCAAAAAACTTAAAATGAAATTATGGTGTGGGGCAGATAACACTGTCTTTGACTGGCTCTTCAGTTGTTAGAACCGGCCCAGTGCCACCATCAAGTTGGATCGTGATGCTGATCTCCATGAGAGTGCTCGTCTCAAGAGATGGCAATCCCAATGAACTTATGAAGCCAGTTCCGGTAAGTGTTGATGGAGAAGTTGTGCCATCCCTTGATTCAGGAAGTACGACTGTAATGCACAGTTGCTCCCCATCTGCAAACAAAGAGTTTGGCCCGCTCAACGCAGCGTCAAAAACAAAGGTTGCCTCAATTGTTCCTGGATCAGAAACATCTGCTGGAATTCGTCGCATGAACCCAGTGTCGTCGAGGCATGTTGTGTCAATTGCCTCCATAGTCAATTCGGGAAGCTGAATCGACCTTGGGCATCCCATGCATATTTTCGGGTCGGATGCTGAACAATCGCTTTGGTCTTTAAGAACAATAACTGCTCCCTGCCCAGTATCTCCAAGAAATGTAGTTCCGTATGCCATGTTTAAATCCTTCTAAGTAAATGAGAAGCAGACATTGAAGTCTTGCATTGTTCGGTAGATGTGTAGGTCGCTTCCATCAATAGGCTTGAATGCGTCAGTCGATGGTCCGCTGTTCTGACCGATAGACCTAACAGCCAAGTCCTGTGCGTACCCCCTCGGGAACGACTTGAAAGATGACCTGCATGCTTTCCATGTGCTCTGCGACTCTCCCTGCTTGTAACTCCAAGCCTCCAACTGAATGCGAGACTCAAAGAAATCAACCATGTTGCATTCTACAGCATCGTAGGCATTGCTGCTAATTTGAGTGATAACAACGTACTGCCCAGTCACATCCTGCGGAGGGTTGGTGCAAAACACATTGCTGCCAACCGCTGCTGAGACATCAGCATCAGTCAGAAGCTGGTTACGCAGATATTCAAGGAGCATCATTTATCAATCTCCGGTACATCCACGGGTTTACCAAGCCTCTTCGCCCACTGCTTTGCAATCTGCACAACCTTCCTCTGCTGCTTGGACATGGTTGTGTCAGCGGCGGTCCTAAAGAACGGTCTTGGGGGAAGTCGCATGGCAACCTTTCCGTTGCCACCCTTTCTGTCTTTGTTGATACCGCCCCAGAGGATGATCACAGCACCGTACTCCAGCAGGTGGGCATGCGGTGCTACTTGGTGCGATGGACCCGCAGTGCTGCCTACAACCGCATCCCTTCGTCGGCCCTTCCAGTTGCGAGCGATAATAGCGTCTGCAAGTGTCCTCCTCGGTCCCCATCGCTTTGACTGAGCCTTTTTGCCAAGCTTTTTAAACGTCCCAGTGCTACGCGACCGACCAATGGGTTGCCCTTGCGGATTGACTGAATTCTCAGCGTCCATGGACCGCTCGCCGGTCTTCATGACCTGCTTCTTTGCCTCTGCTCGGACAATAGTTGTAGCGGCGCGAGCGGCTGGCCTTGCAACACGCTCTGTGATCAAGAAACTTAGATCTCTGAACAACATGTCAGTCGATTTGCTGTGCTGAAAACCAGACTGCGTTTTTTTGCTAACACGCTTGCCACGCTTGATGGCGAGTGCCTCTTTTTTTGCGTTCTGCAATAATCTGTACTGATTGCCGTTCATGACTTTTTCAACTCCACTCGGAGTTCACGATTGGTCCCAGACACATCTCGAATTGCCACGATCCCGTACTCTTCGCCTTCGATCATGACTCTCATGAGAGCATTGACATCCTTTGCCTGCTCCTTGTCTCCAACGATCACATGGGTCGATAACTCGGTCACAGCATCGCCATAGACTGTCTCTTTGCCCGATACGCTAATTAGCTCGCAAGGCCAATCACTGACGCTTGTAGCCCATGTGGAGTTCTCTGTATACGTTCTCTGACCATAAGAGTCGGTTTGCAGGTTCTGCAACTGGAACGTAGCTAGATAGTTTCGGAAACCGATTCGTTTCCTTCGGAAACCAGTCAGTTTGGTCATGGATAGCTACTCCGCATCAACTTGCGGACAATCGCTTCGTAGCTTCTGCCATCGTTTGTGTTGACCAGATTCTCCTGAGCCGGATCGAAGTACAGTCTTCCGACTTCTAGCAAGATTGCCTGCTTCGCAAGCTCAGGGACGCAATCGGTGCTCGGTTGACCTGCGGTGAACGCAATGGTCACTGATCGATTGTTTTTGATTGTGTCAGGCCAAGAATCAATGTCAGGGGCTAGGAAGAGGCGGCGTCTGGCAATGTCCAAATCATACTGATCTGTTGCAAGCGTTGCCTCTGTCGCAGTGCCGTTGTCGTCATACTTGTACTTAACAGACTCAACAGAATAGACAGGACGCATGTTGATAAGAATGCTTCCACCTTTTTCAGGGAAGCCAAGCATACGCTGCTCAAACGTCTGAGCGATCCAAGAACGCTCTGTATCAATCTCCAGTTGCTCAGTCGCAGCGGTCACAAGACGCTGGATCATCGCATCCTGAGCAGTCCCTCCGACTCTTAGGTGCTGCTTTGCCTCTACGAGACTTACTGGATTGTTTGCGGGACTTGTTTTTCTTTCGATTGTCCAGTTTGGAATCTTCATCGACTTTTTCACAAACCCCAAGGTAGAGAAGAGTTGTAACAACCCCCTCGTTAAGCTTATCTGTGATAAACCCCACCTCGCGATTGAGGTGGGGTTTTATGAATTTTACCTTGGTCACGATTACGCGATGGTCAGTTTGACCAATGCCTCTGGGTTAACTGAAGCAAGCGCGATTCGCTGCGTAGCTTGAACACCGATTTGATCGGTATTTGCATAAAGCTGATCGAGAATTCTAAAGGACAGATTTCGACGATCACCGAAGTAGTGGCTAGTTCCGATATCACCAAAGGTGATAAGCAGGTCGCCAGATGTGCTCGATGCAGCACCTGGAACAGCCTCACAAAGGTTGACTGGGAAACCAAACAGCGATGGACGCTGACCGGACTCGATGTCGCCCATTGCAGTTCCACCAGATGCGTTGATGAGATCACGCACCTGACCGTAGAACACGCTTCGGTTCATCGTCCACTCACGCTTGATGCCTGCGAAGTTTGGAAGGAGTGCAACCAAAGCAGTCAGGTCGGTGAGTGCGATACTGCTAACACCGACGACAGTGTTGCCGACGACATCGGTATCACCTTCGATTCCACCAGTGTAAAGAGTAGAGCCAGTGAAGAGAGAATTATCCTCCGCTTGAGACATGCCATAGGCGATGTCCCTCGTAACTTCATCGACAATGTTGACGATGGAATCTTCAACCAATTCGCTGGAAATTTTTACAAGACCAGCCATTTTCTTTGCTGTCAAAACGGCTTGCTCGAAAGTCATGTGGCTCGAACTGATCGCGCCCTCTTCAGCGGGGTACGATACGGATGCGTGACCGATGACCTTTGGAACGGTCCATGTCAGAGCACCCATAGCAACGCGACGACAAAGCTTCCTTGCGTGACCATACTCATTGAGCAGGTTGATCAACGCATCGCTCAGTGGAGTCGGCACGGTTTCGATTCCGCGACCTGCGTCCGTTTCATTTTGGCTGGCAAGGAACTGCTTGGCCTTTGGGTTTCCACCAAGTGCAGCAAGCCACATTCCTGACTCGTATGCATCTTCGACGCTGTTGAAGACAGATGTCTTCTGGTTTTTGACTCTTGCAGGGATCAAGGGTTCGTCCTCTTTTTCGATCTCAGGTTCGGTGATTGCTGCAACCGCAGCAGGAGTAATTTTCGCGGCAGCAATTTTGTCTTTTGCTGCTTGAATTTTGACAAACCGATCTTTTTCGCTTTCCAGTCCAGAAAACTCAATATTAAGAGCGTCGATTTGCTTGTTGTCGTCCTCGGTAAGGCTACCTTCGCCTTCGAGAGCAACGTCCGAAATTGCCTGCATCTCATCAGCGATGTCAGACAGGCGAGCATTGATAGCGTCTACGCGAGACATGTTTTTCCTTTTTTTGTCAAGGTGGAACCCACAAGTTGGGCAATTTTACCAAAAATATTTATTTCACCAAATTGCTTAAGCGAAGTTTCATTCTCTTTGCCGATGCATCTGCCTTGTTGCTGATCGCAGCAGGACACAATGCAAGTGGCTTTGACTCTGCCTTGGCAGGCTTTTTACGCTCTTTTGGTGCATATACAGAATCAACGAAACCCATTTCGACAGCTTGTTCAGCGTTCATCCAAGTTTCATCGTCCATCATCTTTTTGCACTCTTCTGGAGACTTCCCGCATCGCTCTGCGTAGACTTCAGAAATCTGCTCATCAAGCATGTCGAGGATGTCGGCAACCTGCCGGAATCCCTTCGCGTTCTCTGCTGCCACGGTCCAAGCGTTATGGACAAAGAACAATGCATTGCTGTTCATGACCACCTTGTCGGCAGCGCAGGCAACCACAGTGGCGATTGAGCATGCTTGAGAGTCGATGTGAATCGTTACTTCACCACCATCGTATGCTCGGATCTGGTTATACATACTGATACCGCTGGTGACGCACCCACCCTCAGAGTCGAGGTGAATAGTCAGATCGCCAGTCTGCTCTGCCATAAGATCCATGAAGTCATCCGAAGATACCCCATTTTGGAAGTCACCGATCATGCCTCGCATGGTGATGCTACCGTCTGTTCCTTCAAGTTTCATCGTCTTGTTCCTCTGGGGTCGCGGGGGGTAACTCGGGTGACTCACCCGCAGGTTCGTTACTGAAGTCGTCATCAAGCCCTTCGACAGGATTGAATCCATGCATCATGCGGACTTCGTTGGTTGTAATGGCAAACTGCTCACGCATCTTGCGTGTATAGTCTGCGAGCGTCGATGGATCGCCTTTGAGCAGCGGCGTAGTGTCGAACTCGTAGTGGACGTTGCCACTGTCTCTGAGTTGTTCAGGAAGCAACTTGCGGTTGCACTCTTCCTCCCACTTACAGAACCACCGGCTCAAACATCCGTTGATGAACGCAGCGTTGCGTTCAGTGATCGACTTGTAGGTGATGCCTGTCTCGTCGCCAAGGATTGACTCAAGGCCAAAGATCATTGCAATGTCAACTCTTTGAAACTGACGTTGTTCGATGAACTGTGCATCAGACGCAGAGATTGGCAAAGTGTTCAGGGACATCCCTTCCCTAAGCAAACCAACCTTGCCACTGTTCTCAACGCCCTCATGCTTAGTTTCAAAGTTGGCTAGGAACTCTGATGCTTCTTTGGAACTTCGGAACATTCCAGGTGGTGCTGTTATCACCATACCTGGCCTGCCTGAGTTCTTCAGTGCTGATGCGGAACCGTCCTGCCCAGCAATGCCAAGGCCAAACGCATCGCGGAGCACATCGATGACATGCATGCCCCATATACCGTTGTAGGACATTCCCATGATGTGAAGCATGTCACGGTCAGGGACTTTCCAGTATTCGTTTTCAGAAAATGCGGTTCCAAGGTTTGCTGAGATGCCTGCGTTCTTGGTTACAAGATGCCACTTCTGATCATCAACCAAAATTGTCTGGCAGTTCTCGGGTAGCACTGGGATGAGTGCTGTTGGTTGACCCAAACTGTTTCGATCAATGAACGCTCGGCCATTACCAAGTAACAACGCATGGATCATCATCAACTCTTTGAGTTGAAACGGAGTCATGAGATGATTGGGCGATACGTTCAAAAGCTTGTGGCCAGGTGAAGTCCTTGATACTTCGCTTCCACCGTCAGGTCTGCTTTTCCTTGCATTGATCGGAAGTCCAGCAAGATGCCCAGATATCTTCTGAGCAGCAAAC